CATGACCTCTTGAACGATCTCGCGAATGAGCGGGACGGGTATCTCCGTGATGGAAAAAACAAGGCCGGTCAATGACGACCGGCCTAGCTGCTCTTTCAGGTGTTTGAGGGCTGCGCCTCTTGTTCTTCCGAGGAAGCGACCTTCGTATAAGGTTCGGTCGTTCTCCTCGCAGACTATCCAGTATAACTTATTCATGGTTCGGTATTGGTTCTTGATTTTGGTTCATTGGACTAAAAGTTGGTTTCGATGTAGGGCATGACGACTTCGAGCGCATCCTCGTCCTCATGGAGATAGCGTATGAACGTCCTCCGGCATCGTGAGCGTCTCGCCTTGCTCGGCAGCGATGTCGCGAACGGCTTTGGAGCGCGTGTTCGGGAATGGTGCTCAGGTCGATCTTCATTGCGACTTTGGTTTCGTGGTTCGTTCCAGCGGAGCAGGTGCCCTGGTGTTTCAGTGACGAGTCCCGTTTCCTTGAGGATGCTGATCATCTCTTCGTAGTCCGGAAGGTCGAGCTTCCCCACCAGTCGAGCGTAGAGCTCTCCGGATGGGAGTTCGCCAAGTTCGCGGATTGTTTCCGCGATGGCCTGAACGACATTCAGGGCGGCATCCATCTGGGTTTTAGATTTGTTAGTCATTGTATTCCATGGGTTTCTGATTCTATAAATAATCTGACATGGTGACAACTTACGTCTAGGGTAATCGTGATTTTTCGGTCGTTCGCTCAGAACGACTTACCTGCCGGAAGGAAAAAACAGAACAGATTTCCCATCGGTAGCTCTCCATCGAATTGCCCACCTCCAGAAACAAGGAAACCCGCTGTTTAGCGGGCTTCGCGAATCATTCTGATCTTAATTTAGTGGGAAGTTGAAAATTGAAGATGTCTCTCAAACCCACCGGTCTGCTGAGGGACCCTACCTTGGGTGGAGCGGGCTAATAGATTCCTTTGGTTGCGTCGTCTTGAGTAGCATCCAGTTGAGTCTGATCGACTCGTGGCGCCACGAGTCGACGGGACGCGACTCGAAGCTACTGGATGCAACTACACGTCGAGGTAGGCTTCGGCCTTGTCGGCTCGCTTTTGGATTTCGTCGACGATTTCGAGGACTGGCTTGAAGTCCAAGACCACCGTTTCCAACTGTTCGCGGGTCATGTCTGCGTGAGCTGGATCGTCCTTCACCTTGGCCCACCATTGCACCATGCGCTGAATCCAGAGGATATGCGTTTCACGCGGTTCGTGTGTGCTGCCGCGCAGCTCATGGTCGCGGGCGACGTGGCCGAGCATGATCGACTTGCGCAGGCGACGGGTGGATAGCCCATGCTTGTCTGCTTTCTTGAGCCACTCCTCGCGCTCATGCTCATCCTTCACCTTCGCCACGGTCTTGTGGTGCTCGAAGGTAAGCTCAGGTCTGCGCTGAGCATACGGAACGTTGCGAGCGACGTAGGCGGCATCCTGCAACGTGCGCAGTTCGAGGCCAGTGTCCTTCATCGCATCGAGGTAGCGTTCCTTCTGGTCCTCGGCCATCTTCTCAAATCGCTGGCCACTGTTCCAGCGGTCTTGGCCGTAGGTCAGCCAATCACCAACGAGGAAGAGCGAAGTGCGAGCCACGCGACCGACTTTGCGGCCGACATCGCACCATTGTTCGAAGGTCAGTTCTGCGTCGATGCAGAGGCCAGGTTTCAGTTACTCGAACGGGTGCCCCGTCCATCGTCAAAGCGTTCTCGATTGTCATGGTTCTTGGTTTGTGCGGTTCGATATGAGGTGCGCGCTGTCAACGACTTCATGGATCGCGACGGCAGGAGGTCGAGCTGCTCGGTCAAGTGTATGCAGCGTTTGGATACGGCGGCTCGCGTGACCTTGTGACGTTTGGCGATAGCAGTCATCGAATCGCCCATGAAGCCGACGCCACTGACGAGCGCGAGGCAGTCCAGCGCGAGACCGGGGATCACGGTCAGGCCAGCAGTTCAGCTATGAGTCGACGCAGGGCAGCCCACACGTCTTCGGCATCTGCTTCCGGCTGTGGCTCGTCCTCTGTCTCAGGCTTCGCTGCTTCGTCGGCAAAGGGCAGCTCGCTGACGTCAATGGGCTTGCCCGTCTCGAAGGCATCGACCTGTGCTTCGAGTAGGCCACGCTCCTGCAGTTCGCGTCGCTTCTTCGGACTGAGCTTCGCCACCCAATCCGCGTAGGCCTGGCTGTAGGCGGCATTGTGCTCACGCTGCCGGGTTGCGTAGTTGTCTTGGCTCATTGCTCACCTCCCTCTTGAACTTGGCTTGTGCTCAAATCTGCCCCTGTCGTCGCTAAGGGGTTAGGGGTTCGCTCGTGCTCACAAATCATACCCCCCTTTATATTTATATAAAGGGGGTATTTTGAGCACAGCACGGTGTTCAAAAAGAAAGGTTTTGAGCACGCTTCAGAAACCAATTTTGAGCACGGCTTTTCAACCTGATGACCACGCCATGTTTCGGTGTCGGCGTCATACGTAATGGCTGCTGATTCACGTAGTGATTCCATTAGACGTTCTAGGAAACGGGTCTCGGTGAATAGCCATTGAAGAACCTCAGAGTCTTCGAATCGAAATGCTTCTCCGGATTCCTTGTGAGGATAATGGCGAAGGGGTGGCATCTTCGCGCAGTAGCGTCTTAGTGTTTGATACTTCATGTCTTCTAAGTGTTTGTCTTACTTTCACGGTGTGCCTTCCAGCGACGCTTGATGGTCGCGTGCGAAACACCGTATTGGGCAGAGAGTTCTGCGATCTTCTCACGGGACAAAGATGTCAGCTGATTGAATTCAGGGATGGGTTCGTCTATTACCTTAGGGCGTCCGGGCTTCTCACGCTTGCCGACCTTGTAACGGCTGCCCTTTTCCTTTTGGGGTTCAACCGGCTGCTCACATTGCTGCCAGCAGATGCCTCGCTCGCCATGTCGGACGAAGATTGCCTCGGAGGGATTGCCAGCGGTATCGGTCATGCCTGCACGCTTGCGGCGTTTACAGAGTTCAAAGCGAAAGGTCGGAGCCTCTCCTTCGGGTGTCTTCGTGCGGATAAGGACGGCCACTTCACGGGCCCAATTGGTAAGGGCCGATGAGCCGAGACCGCTGTAGGCGAAGTCCGAGCCGGTCCAGTGCTGCTTTGCCTTTGCGTCCTGGCTGGGCTTTCCGGTGTGGTGCATGAAGCACCAGATAATGCCGGTGCGTTCCGAGATCGGATTCAGGAGCCGTCCGCAGAATTCACTGACGACCTTCTGTTGGCTGGCATCGTCGCCAATGTAGTTGAGCAGTGGATCGCCCCAGACGAGGTCGGGCTGATGCCGTTTGATCAGAATTTCCGCCGTTCTAGCGAACTCGGCACCGCTATGAATGGTGTCGCGATAGAAGATCAGGTTCTCTTCGAGCAGGGCGTTGTGCTCCGGGCAGAGGTCCATACCGACACGCACGCCCTGAAACATCTCAGCCAAATCACCAATGTCATTCTCTGCCTGAATGATGAGGCTCTTGAGCGGCCGCACCGGCTTGATGTTGAAAGCTGATTGCCCAAGCGCCCAAAGCACGGAGAGCTGCATCGAAAACGAGGACTTGCCGATACCTGACTGACCGACCACGACGAGGCTGCCGCCACGGCAGAGCCAGCGGTTTCCCAGCACCGTGTTCGGGTCGTTCTCGGTATCGTATTCGCCGAGTTGAGAGATGCGCAGTGGCGGGCCGAGTCCAAGGCTGTCGGCTTCCTTTTCCCATTCTTCGAATGAGGCTGGACCGAGATTTACATCGAGCAGTTTCTGGAATGCTTCGCCACGCCTTGCGCCCGGACAGCGCGAGAAGCGCGAGGGATTCTTGTTCTGGCTGTCGATGATGAAGCCTTCCGGAAGCGATTCCCAGAGACGCTCCCGTCGTTCGTGAAACTCTTCCTTCGTCTTTGCATCGACGCGCACCCATGCGTGGATGCTCTCGCCACCGGAATCAATTAAAGCGGCGATGGGCAGTCCTGAATCGCGGAGGATGCGTTCCTGATCTTCTTCGGAATCTTGTCGCTCTCGATGAGCGTATGGCGATAGGCCGCCACATCTTTGTCACTGCCATTGGATTTGAGCGTGACCGGATTGATGCGCAGGTAAAGGCCATGCCTTGTCGAGAAGAGACGTCCAATACCTCCCTTGGCGTCGGCGCGTTCCAGCCATTGATCGCGGGTGAAGACGTTGATGCCGCTGTGTTCGGGATCGCACGGGTCTCACCTTCGAGGATCGTTCCGGGCGCAAAGGACAAAATGTCGTCTGGCTGGAAACAGGCTTTGAGAAAGGTTTCGAAGGGACGTTGTTCGATGGCACTACGATTCGGCCGCTCCATGTTGCCAGTATGCCCGTTCATGCGATAGGTCATCTTGCCGATGGTCGACCGCAGCCTGAAGTTGGCTGCAATCACCTCGTCCTTACAACTGTCATGGAAGCAGTGAATGGTCGGCACGCCGTCATCGATGAAGACCTTGCAATCTCGATGGCCCGTCGAACGTGTATGCAAGTGTTCGCCAGGACACTTGCAGAATCCCGAATGCGTATCCTGCCAGTCGACGCGGCCAAGCAGTTCTTCAGCAACCTGCCGAAAATCGGACGGCAGTTCGGGAACGCCCTTTGATTTGTAACGCAAGGGCATCAGCCAGCCTTTCGGTTGAATTGTTGATTGAGGAAGGATTGCGCTTCCTCGAAGGTCGCCAGCTCCGCCTTGGGGTATCTAAGCTTACGCAGCCAGCTGAGCTGTTTCGGTGTGGCAAGGCCGTGCTCTCGCCGGGTGAACAGCAGATCGAGAATTTTTGAGGCATGCCCACGGCAACTGACGCAATCGGTATCAAAGCCTGCTTTTTCAAGAGCTTCGAGTTGCCGATCGCTGGGTGGCTTGCCTTCCCATGAGAGCTCCGGCTCGTAGTCGGCCAGTTCCACTGCCCGGAGGCTAAGACAGAACTCAATTGCATCGATGGTGCGGGCCTTGCGCTTGGCTGCCTGTTTGAGCTTTTCCTCTAGCTTTGACTGGCGCACTTCCTGTGCTTCTTCCTCGGCGTCAAGCAAGTCGATTTCACCACCGCATTCGAGCAGTTCATTCAGTTCTTCGGCTTCGCCTTCTGAGTGAGCCAAGAGGCGTGCTGGCTTGATGAGCGAATGGTCATCGGTCAGGAAAAGCGGATCGAGCAGAAGCAAATTGTCTTTGCCATCGGCGATCCGGGTGCCGCGTCCCACCATTTGTTGAAACAGTGACAGGCTTTTTGTCGGGCGCAGAATGAAGACGCAGTCAGTCTGTGGATGGTCCCATCCTGTGCTCAGTAGTGACGCATTGGATACGAGTTGAAACTCGCCGCGCTCGTAAGCACGCAGTCCTTCACGGTCATAGCCATCGACATGCACAGCCCGAATACCTTCCTCGTTGCACGCCTCGACAAACTTCTTGCTGGTCGCAATGAGTGGAAGAAAGGCAACCGTGCGGCGCCCGGCGGCATGTTCGGCGATGAGCTTTGCTGCCTGACGCAGGTGTGGCTCAATGGCGTGTCCGAGATCCCCCTCGTTGTAATCGCCAGCGGTCGTCCGCACTGCGGAGAGGTCAACCGGCAGCGGCACGCTCTTGATCACGATGCGCGAGAGCCAGTTTTCTTTGATGAGCCGAGCCAGTCCAATCTCCACGGAAATCTTCTCGTAGAAGCTGCCGAGTTGACGGCGATCGGAGCGGAATGGTGTCGCGGTCACGCCCAGCACCTTCGCCGACTCGAAATGCAGTAGCACTTGAGCGGCCATTGCGCCGAGCGTGTTGCGATGCGCTTCGTCCACTACGATCAGGCTGAAGTAATCCCGCGGCCATTTATCGAGTCGGCGGCTGATGCTCTGTGTCGTTGCAATCACCACACGGTCGCCGAGCAGGGCCTTGGAGTCGGCCATCTCGACGCCCGCAAATTCACCGGCGTAGCGGAAAAACTTGTCGGCGTTCTGGCGAACCAGTTCCTGCGCATCGGCTAGGAAGAGACAGTTCCCTTGCCAGCCGCGCATGAGTTCAGAGGCCAGAATCGTCTTGCCTGCGCCGGTGGCCGCAACCCCGAGAACATGGTCATGTTCCCGGAAGTCGCGTCGCACCGCATCGAGGAACTCCGTTTGATAGGGGCGCAGATTAAAATGGCTCATTGTCATCCTCCTCTGCTGCCTCCGCTGGCGGGTTCTTCTTGGCAGTGGTTTTTGGCGCACGGTCGGTGAGCCACAGTTCCACCTTGTTGTTCTTCTTGCCCTGATACTCCTCGACCTTGAGTCGGGCGTAGCCTTGGCGCCCTTCGATTTCGGAGGCGCTCAGTTCGACTTCCTCGCCCTCGACGACGGATTCGCCGATGGCCTTGCGGAAGGTATCGATCTTCCAGAAGCTGGATTCGGTGGCGACAAGGTAGTCGAAGAGGTGAACCCCATGTTCCTCGACTTCGAGCTTGAGCTTAATCATCTCGTCACCGGCCTTCGAGAAAGTCTCGGAGGCCTCGATGACCGTGACAAGGTAGTCGCCCGGTTGGACGAAGCGTGGGAAGTTGTCTGCGTTTTGAGAAGTATATTTCATGGTTACTTAATCTGAATGTTTTGCTTGGTTTGAATTTCGGTGCCGGCCACGTCCTGACCGGATTTGAGGGCCGCCTTTATGGCGGAAATATCCGCCTCGACCTTCACGCGCTGGAAGTCAGCGGGGAGCATCTGCGGATCGCTCCAACAGTGAACGGATTCCGACTTGCGCCAGCCGATCACGGCACGGGCGTCCTTGATTTTGGTGCCGGGTTCGAGGAACTGCTCCAGGTAGCGAGTGAGGCGTTCGACTGTCTTTTCCGCAGCCTGCTGACGCTTTTGTAGGCGCAGCTTCTCCGCTTTGAGTGCGGCCGCCTCGGCGCGGAAGTTCTTAATCAGGCAGGCGATGCGCATGGCTTTTTCGTTCCGCTCGTCTTCGATTTTGCTGAGTGCTTCCTCGATCCAGTCCAATGCCATGTTGGCGTCGACTGGCAGACCGTCGGGACCTTCCGTTGTGTCGCCAGTCAGGATGTCCTCGACCTGCATCCACAGTTGCTCGATTTCAAAGTAGGCTTCGTAGAGCTTCATGCGGCCTCCTTTCCGGCTTTCTTGGAGAGGAAACCAATGGCACGAGCGGCCTGATCCATCGTGAGGTCTTTCCAGTGCTCCGCACCTTCAAGTGCCTCTGCATCGAGCCATGCAAAGAGCTTGGTCATCTGCTCGGGACCGTAGTTGAGTCGCTTCCAGAGCGATTGAATGTTCTCGATCTGCTGAGCTGTTGCGGGCTTGCCTGAGTCGAGGGGCTTCGCGGGGGGTGTCTTCGCAGGTTGAACCTTTTCCGTTTTGGAAATAGTTGCCGGGATGACATGTGCAATGGACTCGAACGCCATCGGCAGCACGTCATCGAGTTCGTGACGGTTCTTCGCATCGAAGGCCGCGCAGTGTGAGGTGTAGATACGTCGTTCCTTGCCACCGACGGCCTTCTGCTTGCCGTCTTTCTCCGTGACCTTGGTGAAGTAGTTCACGAACAGGAGCAGGTCACACCATTCCTTGAGTAGGGGAGCACACTGCTTGGAAAGCTTCAGTTCGTAGCGGTCGTATGCTCCAGCAGCGTCGGGTTGCTCGAACTTGCGAATGGTCGAATGCGCCACCATCACCAGATTCATGCCGGACTCCCGAAGCGCTTCGAGACTCTGGAGGAAGCGCGAGAACTCTTCAGCGAGATAGGTATAGCCCTTGCCGTAGCCGAAGTCTTCGATGCCGTCCTTGTGCGACTTTCGGCAGATATGCTCCACTAAGAGGCGCTCCAGCCAGTCGACCGTATCGACGACCAGTGTTTTGAAGCCGTGTTTGGTCTGGCTGAGCTGACTGACGAAGCTCTGCACGTCTTCCCAAGTCTCGGGCTTGGGGAAGCGAGTGACATTGAGGTGGATGGTGCCGCCCTCGGTATCGAGGAAGACCGGTTCAGGGAAGGCGGCGGAGAGCGTGCTCTTGCCGATACCTTCGGGGCCATAGATTACGACCCGCTGTGGTTTGGAGACCTTGCCACTAATCAGTGGGAGGTCGGATGTCTTGTCGTCTTGCATAATTATTTGCGTGTGGATTTTGAATTGAGCCCGGTTTTGTCGGGCGAAAGTTCGGTAGTGGACTGTCGCTCCTTGGAAGCAGGCACTGCCTGCCCCGCGACGTAGCGGGAGATGGTGTCAATGGCCTCGTCAAAGCCCCGGCAGAGCACTGCGGCATATCCGCGATTGCTAAGGCGCATCAGCCATTCGCGCTGTTCAGGGGAGGGGCTGCCTTTTGCAGTCTTTAGTTCGATGAAGAGCCCGTGGTAGTTGCCGACTGGCAGCGGCAGGAAGATGTCGGGCACACCCGGCTTCACGCCTTCGCGCTTGAGCATCGCTCCGGTGATCGCGTCACGGGCACCGCCATTCGGGATGGCGAACATCAATTTGAGTCCGGGCTGCTTCGCGGAGGCACACTTTGCCCATTTGAACAGAGCCGCCTGGATGCGGTGTTCGTCGTTGCGGCGGCTCATCGGCGGCCTCCTTTCCGGCGAGCGAAGTATTCGGCGCGCATCTCCTCAGCCTCATCGAGGCACTCGTAGCGGCGCACTTCGTCAAAAGTGATACGGTATGGGCGGAAGCCGGAGAGCGTCTTTAGCTTCTTCTCTCGAATCAGCCGCCGGATGCTCTCGGGATGGACTTGCCAGCGGTCAGCAAGTTCGCCGACGAAGAAGCAGGCTTTGACGACGGGAGCAGGCAATTGTGGCCCGGTAATGCTCTCGGCGACCCTCCGCTCGGCTGTGGTTGTTTCTGAAATATCCATAGAGTTGTTGAATTGCGTTCAACAACCGCCGTGAGCTTTCGGAAATAGGCACAAAAAAAGAGAAGGCGCATCGGCAACCTCCTCTCAATCGGTGACTTGTAAAAATTAACTGGCTTACGTGGATTTTTACGGAACGACGTCCTGCAAGACTTCCAGCATCTCACTCCGGATTGCATCCCAGTTTGTGCTGTTCTGATCGCGGAAGGCCTCAAAGACCTCCCGAAGCAGGTCGCTGTCACTGGATGACTCGCTCTGCTGGTGTGCGGCATACATGTCATTGTAACGCTCCACCTTCTTGGTGCCCATGGTGCGACGGCGCACTTCATGGATCTGGAACAAGGTTTCGTAGACGCCGCCCCGAGCACGGTAGGCCCTCAATTTATCAGTGAATGTCGAATTGGCCATGCCGACCAATTTTGCGGCACCGCTCACCGAACCAGTTGCGAGCACATGCATCATCCATGTGTAATACTCCGGCTCCACTTCATTCGCCAGATATGCCATCTTGTCGGCAAGTGCGGATTTGAGCAGGTCGTTCTCTCCCTTCAGTTCCGATATATTTACGCCCACCTGCTTGAAGCCTGCATCGATTTTGCCAACCAATTGGCGATTGATGGTGTTCTGCATGTGCGGGCTGAGCTGAATATTCTGCGGCCAGTGAATTGCAAAGTCAGCATCCAGCGTCGCGACGAACACACCGATGTTTGAGAGCTTCGCACTGTGTCCCATGCCCATGTCTTGTGGGAACACGACAACCGCCGCCGATGTGGGATCAGCCAAAGCATGAAGCCGCGCTTCCATCGATTCAGGCGAGCTGCATCCAAGAGCCAGATACACCCGGCAGTCTCCCGTCTCGGCAGAGCTTTTGTTGCCGACGTACAACAGCCCGTTCGCTTCTTTGCTGCTGCCGCCTTTGATGGCATTGGTCTGACGTAGCATCTTCAGCAGTGCAGAGATGCTCACACTGTAGTGAACGACGTCGGCAGCTTCCAGCGGATGAAGGGCGGGCACCTCTTCGGATTCATCAATGCCGAAAATGTTTTCACCACTTCGGCGAATGGTCAGTTCGACGCCTCGTGTATCGACAATACTTTCCGGATCACCGGCACGCACGAGCATCTTGGCATCGAGCAATGGCTGCCATGGTTCGTCGGGAAAACTCTCCAGCTCACGCAGCCTGAAAAGTGGCTGCTTCACCGTAGCCAGTCGTCCGAAGAAGAACTGCCAGAAGTCGCTCACTCTTCGACCAGATTCCAGCGGCTGAGGTAGTCCATGACTCGGTCGGCCTGAGTAGAGCGATTGAAGCTCAGCCGGTTGGGTGGCTTCAGTGTGATGGTCTTGCCTCGGCGATTGCCGGGCAGCACCAGCTTGATCTTGGCAGACTGGATGTCGGCGTCTTCGAGGGCGGCGCGCATGCCATTGGTTTCCAATGTTGCGAATGCATCCTTGGAGCGAATCGAGAATGTCGGTGCGTGCTGTTGCGGCAGCTTGTAGATAATTTCGGTGAGCTTGGCCGTGTCGCCATCATCGAGCAGGAAATCAAAATCGGGGCTGGCGAGCGCGGAGAGATCGACCGTGGCATCCGAACCTTCTTCCTCGAAGAACTCGGCATCGCCCAAACAGACTTCGCCAAAGGCTTTGCGCATCGATTCGCGTTCCTTCTCGCTGGGATTGTCGATCTGGATTTTACCCTCGTCTGGGAAGTAGGAAATGAAGTCCTGACGTGCGGGGCGGAAGATCAGCGGCTGGACGGTTAGCGTCGTGCCGTCTTCCTGTAACTGGATCTCTGCTTTCACCCGTTCTTCGTGGTAGATAATGAAGTTCAGGATGTCGCCATCGGCGAAGTATTTGACCAAGACCTTGTCACTGCCTTTGCGGTCGCTGAAGAGTGATTGAAGCTCGGTCTTGAGTGCTTCGACGACTGCATCCACGTCCTCGACGGCTCGCGCTTCCTTGCCCTTGAAGGTGGCAAACTGGTCGACGTGCAGAACGGTCAGGAGGTTGCTGGCGAGTTCGAAGCTAACGTTGTCTTCCGTCCGAAGTCGAAGCGCGAAGATTTCGCGGGGCACATCGTGGACAGCTGCCAGTGGCGAGCGATTGGTTTCGGCGGCTTCGTGCATCAGCTCGTCGCCCTGCGGTGTGCACAGGTCGTAGGCTTGGTAGAGCCCTTCGACCATCTCCTCGAAAGGACGGCACGCTTCGGGCGGCGTTTTCAGAAAATCCTTGAAGGCATCGACTTCGAATGGCTCAGGCAGGCCCGGAATTTGGCCGTCCCAGAGCCCGAGGTATGCCGTCAGGGCTGCCTCGCTTCCCCTGAACTTATCAAGGAAGCGGTCGGCATTAAAGGGACGGTGTTTGATCTGGGCCATGTATGCTTACTATAATTTTGACTTAAATGTGGATTATTGTCTTTTTGATTTAATGCTTGTCAATCGATTAACATTTTTAGATTCTGTCGCCACATGAAGAGATTTGGAGATACCCTGCGCCATTTAATGGAGCTGAAAGGAGTGACGGGGGTGCAGTTATCCGCTGAGACCGGGCTGACCACGACGTCGATTAGCCGCTTGCTCAATGGGCAGACACGCCCCCGCCAGGTAACTTTAACCCGCCTGATGAAATATCTCTGCGAAACGAAGGCAGAAGAGCAGTCACTTCTTAGAGCCTACTCGGGTCTGGAGACACTGCCGGAAGAATCTGTGCTGGATGATGAGAAGAATGCACAGGAAGAACGCTCCCGAGCCTTGCGCTATCTGGAAATGAAGTCGCAGTCCATCGCCTTCAAGCGTTCCGTCGCTCGCGAATTGGACAAGGCTGGCCTGAGTTACAAACAGGACTATGCAGAGGGCGTTTTCGTTTCAGACTTTCTTATCGAACAAGACAGCAAGCGAGTGGCCTTGGAGTGCAAGTTTAACGTCCACCGCGACTTTGAAAAGACAGGCACCATAGCAGAGCTACTTAAGGAAAACCTCAAAATCGACTCTGTCCTGATCGTCGTGCCCTACGCCATGAACAGCGTAACGCAAGAATCATCAGGGCTCACCATCGTCGAGTTGTCGGAACTCGCAGAGTTTATTCTGAGCAGCCAAACTGTTACCCAAAACAATAGCTGATGCCTGTAACTGACCAAATGAACCTATTTGAAGCTCAGGGGCTGGATGTCTTACCCCTTTCGTCAAACGTAGTGCAAGCAGTTGAGAATTTGGCAACAAGCGGTGGTGTCGAAGCAAGGGGGGCTATTTTTACACGGCCTGAGGTCGTTGACTTCATTCTCGACCTGATTGCTTACAAATCAGAATCAGCCCTACAAAATTATCGTATTCTTGAGCCATCGTTCGGTGGCGGTGATTTCCTCTGTCCGATTCTCGACCGTTTGCTCGATTCCCTCAGTCGACAAAAGATTGAGCCAACATTTGAGAACCTAAGCGATTGTCTTCGCGCCGTCGAACTTCACCGAGAGACTTTCCTCACAACAAAACAGATGGTCTTCGAGAAGCTGAGAGGTCGAATTCCAGAGCATACCGCAGAGCGACTGGTGAACGCATGGCTGATACAAGGTGACTTCCTGATTGAATCTCTAAAAGCCAATTTCGATTTCGTCGCAGGAAATCCGCCTTACGTCCGGCAGGAACTCATCCCAGCACCTTTGTTGGCTGAGTATAAAGCCCGTTATTCCACTCTATATGACAGAGCTGACCTGTATGTTCCGTTTATTGAGAGGTCGCTTAGCTTGCTAAAGCCAAAGGGCGTGCTTGGCTTTATCTGTTCAGACCGGTGGATGAAGAACCGTTATGGCGGCCCGCTTCGTTCATTTGTTTCTCGGGATTTCCATCTCTCCGTTTATGTGGACATGGTGGGAACAGATGCTTTTACCGAGGAGGTCACAGCTTACCCTGCAATCACAGTATTTAGCCGCTCACCAAGCAAGGCGACTGCAACCGTTCACCGCCCAAAGATTTCCTTTGAGGCATTTGCAGAGATAAGTGAAGCTATCGAACGAAATGCCCCCGGTAACGGAAAGAAACTCTTCAAGTCTGCGGTCGTGCAGCGCCAAGGCTCTGAGCCGTGGATTCTTGAGTCCAGCGATCAAATTGACCTGCTGCGCCGCATCGAATCTGGTTTTCCTTTGATTGAAGAAACGGGCTGCCGTATTGGCATAGGAGTCGCCACAGGAGCGGACAAGTGTTTCATCGGACCGTTCGATTCGCTGGATGTTGAAGTAGATCGAAAATTGCCTCTTGCAACAACCAGAGACATTTCAAGTGGGGAAGTTAATTGGTGTGGACTTGGGGTCATCAATCCCTTCTCGGAGGAGGGCAAACTCGTAGACCTCGAAAACTATCCGAAGTTGAACGCTTATTTTCAGGCTCGAAGGGAAGCGATTGCGGGACGCCACTGCGCAAAGAAAACCCCCGATCGATGGTATCGAACCATTGACCGTATCTGGCCGGAATTAGCCACTCGCCCGAAGCTGCTCATTCCAGACATCAAAGGCGAAGCCCATATTGTCTATGAACCGGGGAAACTCTATCCGCATCACAACCTCTATTTTGTAACTTCGGAACAATGGGATTTAAGAGCCCTTCAAGCTGTTTTGCTGTCCAGCCTGACCCGGCTATTTATCTCGACCTATTCAACTCAAATGCGAGGGGGTTATCTGCGTTTTCAGGCTCAATACCTGCGCCGTTTGCGCTTACCTCAATGGGATTCTGTCAGCCAAGAACTTCGACAACAACTCCGCTTCGCCGCAGAGAAGCGTGACTTTGAAGCCTGTAATGAAGCAGTCTTCTCCCTCTTTAACCTTACAGCCAAAGAGCAAGCGGCGCTTGGAGGAAATGGAAAATAGCAAATATGGCATTGGAACTTGTAAACTACGAACAAAAGGCCAGCGAGGCCATCAAAGCGTTTTGGGGCAATCGCGAAGCGGCTCGACAAAAACAAATTGAATCAGGTAAGGCGGATCAGGGTGAGCGGGCTGGTGTCACAGCTGGAAAGAATATGGATGGCTTCATCGCGCTGATTCTCGACATCGTGAAAGCAAATGGACTTCCGGATGCGGAGGTTCATCTGGAACGCGCCGTCCTTACACTGCCCGGATTTTTTCGCCCAACGAAGCTGTGGGATTTGCTGGTCATCCAAAACGGTCAGTTGATTGCAGCTATCGAGTTGAAGAGTCAAGTCGGGCCCTCGTTTGGCAATAATTTCAACAACCGAACTGAGGAAGCCATAGGCACAGCACATGATTTTTGGACAGCCTACCGCGAGGGTGCTTTCGGCGATCAACCACGTCCTTTCGTTGGTTGGCTCATGTTGGTCGAGGATGCCCCAAAATCCCGTGCGGCTGTTCGAACCGACTCACCTCACTTTAAGGTCTTCAAGGACTTTCAAGGGGCCTCTTATCTCGAACGCTACGATCTGCTATGCCAGAAGTTGATGAAAGAACGTCTCTACACCACTGCGAGTTTGATGGCATCTCCTCGAAACGCTTCCGAAAGCGGAGACTTCTGTTCAATTTCGGATATGACCGGACTGAAGACCTTTGTTACCTCACTAGCTGGCCACATTGCCGCAGAAGCCGCACGTCTGAAAAGTTAATTGGGTTTAATCTCAAAATACTTCTCGGCATCCTTCTTGGTCGCCACGCCGAGGTAGTGTTCGTAGAGGACGTTCTGATTTTTGTGCGAGATCAGGAGTGCGGTGTTGCCGGGATCACGATGTAGTGCGACGTGGTAGGTCGCGAAGCTGTGGCGTAGGCAATTCTTCGGCGGTGACTTCTTCGCGATTTTGTCTTTTCGGGCCATAGCGGCGCTCACCAGCAGCCCAGCACGAATGAAGGCCTTTTCGCGGCGCTTGGTGATTTGCCGGGATGTGAGTTTGAAAGCGGATGCCGGGGTGCGCTCCAGCCAGAGCCAAAGATTTTCAGGGAGGCCTTCGATGTAATTGCGGCGGCGTTTCTTCGTCTTTTCGGCTGGGGTGAGGATGGCCCATTCGTCGAGTTTGATCTCGCCGTGCGAGAGTCGCTCGATAGCTGAAGCGCGCATGCCACCAAATGCACCGAGTGCCAGGAGGCCGCAGATTTCAGGATCCTCGTCCTGATTGGCGGCAAAGAGTTGCTTGGTTTCTTGAACGGTCAGGATGCCCGGTTCTTGCCGAGTGACTTTGATCGGCGGGATCGGTTCGACCGGATTGTCCTGCAACCACTTGCTCTTCTTGAACCATTTGAAAGCGGTATTGAGAAAGCTGCGGGTATGGTTCTTCGTGGTGTCGGCGTAGGGGCGTGCGTGAATGAACTCGGTGACTTGCTCTGTAGTGACTTCATGCACGGGGACGTCGCTACAGAAGCGAGTGAAACGTTCGTAGGTCAGCTTCGCATGGCGGCGGTAGTTAGTATCGCGTCCGGTTTGCTCCAGTGATTTGAGATGCGCGGAAAAGCCCTCGGAGAGCTTGACCTCGGACATCTCGTCGTGGTGATCGAGCCAGAAATCAACCAGTTCCATTGGCGAGACATGCGGTAGGATGATGCTGGCCTTTTGCCATTCACGCATCTGCTCCTTGTCGAATTTGAAGACCTCTTCGCCGTGGGCATTCAGCTCTTTGGAAAATGACCGGATGAACTTATCGCGCTCTTTCTCGGTCTGGAAGAAGCGGGATTTCAGTTTGCGGTCGACATACCAGCGAGCCTCCCAAGGGCTCTTTCGATTTGGCTGATAGTGTGGAATGACGCGCATTCCTGATTGAGGCAAAGTTGAGGCGAATGGTCAACGCTTTCGAGTGCGATTTGATGGGAGAATTTGAAAGTAGCGTTCGGCCTGTTCCTTCGTCGCGATTCCCAAGTAGTGTTGGAATAGGATCTGTTGATTCCGGTGACTCATGATGAGCGCAGTCTTTCCGGGATCGCGGTGGAGCGCGACATGGTAAGTGGCGAAGCTGTGCCGGAAGCAATTCTTCGGTGGGCACTTCGGTTTCCATTTCACGCGGGGTTCTCCGCGCTCTTCACGCTTGCGATTTTCGTAGGCGATGTCGTCGGCCTCGATAAGCAGACCAGCGCGTTTGAGGGCTTCGCTGCGTCGGTGCATGAACTGCCGGTGCGTCAGCTCGAAGGCGCTGCATGGTGTCCGCTCCAGCCATTCCCAGAGATTATCCGGCAGGCCTTCAATCCACTGGCGTCGGCGCTTCTTGGTTTTCTCGGCGGGCGTGTGGATACCGCGCTGGTTGAAGTCGATCTCATCGTAATCGATTTTCGAGATGGCTGAAGCGCGAATCCCGGCGAAGGCACCAAGGGCAAGCAGACCGCAAATCTCAGGATCGACCTTTTCATTAGCTCGGAAGAGTGCTTCGGTTTCCTCGACAGTCAGAATGCCGGGCTCGGGTGTCACGACTTCCGGAGTGCGCACTTTCTTAGCAGGATTGTCCATGGCCCAGCATTGTTCGATCCACCAAGCGTAGGCTCCGCCGATACTGCGCTTGTAGTGACGTTTCGTCACCGGCTTGTAGGGCATGCCCAGAATGTATTTAGCGATCATCTGATGCGTAACCTCATGGACGTGTTCGGCGTCCATGTTATCGGCGAAATCACTCAGGTGCGCCTCGACGTGCTTGCGGTAGGCAGGCTCCCGCTCTATCGCTTCCAAGGATTTCAGGTAGGCCGAAATCGCCTCGGCCAAGGACTTCGGCGTCAGGTTTGGTCGATTGGAGGCGAGCCAGAAGCGCATGACCTTCAACCGGGTCAGCATCCGGTGCCAGTCGAGAGGCTTCCTGCCAGCGACGCATCTTGGCCGGATCGAAACCCAGCAAGAGGCTGGTTCCGTGTTGGGAGAGCTGTTCCTGAAACTCGTCAATGAACTGCTCGCGTTCCGCTTCGGTGGCGAAGAAACGGCACTTCAGCCGTCCTTCGACATACCACCGAGCTTCATAATTTTTAACCTTCTCAGGCCGGTAGTGTCGTTTGATTTCCATCTCATTCTGAATCTACCAGAGTGAGCGGACAATCATAGGGTAATCGTTATCCAATTGAGGCATAATTGAGACAATTGGATGGATTTTGGTGGTATGGAGTCGTGTTGAGTAGCAATCTGTTTTTGAAATCTGTCGTGCCGTAAGGCGTTTAAATTCCGTAAGTTGCTCATAAAAAAGCCCTTCCGAAGAAGGGCTTAGTAAAAGTATGGTGGAGGTGGCGGGAGTCGAACCCGCGTCCCTCGTGCTTTCATACGCGGCATCTACATGCTTAGTGATGAGTTTATTGTCGTCACCGGGGCGCCTCGTCAC